AGTTACCTATAGGGGTTCAACCCCACTTTAAACAGTCTGGGGTCATCTAGACCCCATCCTGTTTGGCTGTCGCCGTACAGATACAGTCCGTCAGTATGCTGGACTACATACTATCTGCCCCGCCGTAAAAACAAATACCTGCGGGGGGCTAGGCTATTAATAAATCTGTACCTGAGCAGGGGCTAGCGCCTGTCGGCGCAGGTCTGAATAGTAGATATAGAAAGTATCTATATCGGAAAGGTAGTTATGAAAGTATATAAAGTTGATAAGGCTCCTGCTGGTGCTACCTACATCGGCAGGGGCAGTAAGTATGGTAATCCGTTCATCATTGGTGTAGATGGTGATAGGAATCTGGTAATCGCTAAATTCCGCACCTATGCGGAATGGCGGTTGAGTAAAGAACCGCACTGGCTGGATGAGTTGAAAGATAAAGACCTATCCTGCTATTGCGCCCCGCTCGCTTGCCACGGGGATGTATTGGTAAGCCTGATAGAAAAAGGAAGGTTATGACCAAACCTGAGATTCAATACCTTCCACTTGATGTGGAAGCAATGCTACAGGCTAGGCTATTCAGCCAAGATTCCTGTATGTCCTGCGTTGGGCTAACAGAACTATGCCCAGCCTGTCAGGACCTTCGTGATGTTCGTGATAGTGAGAACGCCCATCAGATTATTGATGAGAGTTCTGACTACTACTACCGTGGCTATGGCAAGAATAAGGTTGCCATTGCCACCGCTGGCTCAGTCGGAGAGTTCAATCCGATGAGCATTCTACGTGACCTACCTTCTGGTCACGACTGGACTGAGCGAGACGGTGAACTACTAGAAGCCACCGCTCAGTTGATTGACCGCATACACGACCTAGAAACCTCGGTCACAGTAACTGGCAATGAAACCATCTGCCAAGACTGCCGCTATACACACAACAAGGCTATTGCCTGCCCCAACTGTAACTAACCAAACGGGGACCCCCGTCAGGGTGACGGGGGATTCCCCGCCAATAATAAGGAGATAACCACAATGACAACAGCAAATCAGTTCAAGTTCCACAATGCTCTACTCAAGAATGTGAAGGAACGCAAAGACTTCCTCACAGCAACCATCCGTTCTAGCCAAACGGAATCACTGCCAGACGGCACCCTACGCAGTCGCTTCGTTGCTTCTCGCCAAATCACCGTCTATGACCCAACCTTGGTAGCACTTATCAAATCTGCTCTCAAGGACAACGCTGAATTCCCAGTCAACTGCTCTGGCTATATGACCAGCACAGTTCGCGGTGAAGGCGATAAGGCTACCTGGTACGACAACCAAGTAGTCACCGAACTAGAACTCATCTAGTCCAACAGCAGGGGCAGGGGCTTCGGTCCCTGTCCCTGCTTTCCTTTACAGACAACCAGCCAAGTACTCACGGGAGATAAGCGAGCACCAAACTATGTATTTATCTAATCTTGACATCATCGCTATCTGTATAGCGTTAGTCGCACAGATGGCAATGAGTTTCATTCTGATTGTATCTGCACGCCATTGGCGCAAGCAGTACCGAGATACTGCACGCCTATTAAAACAAGAACGCTCAGCCAGAGCGTATTGGCAAGAACACAAGGAGACAGTAATATGATGACTGTATTCGCAACCCGCCGCTGCCCAGTCTGCTTCAAGACAGGCACAGTAATGGTAGATGAGAAAGAACTATTCACCTATCTCCGCGGTGAGTATGTACAAACCGCATTCAAATCATTGACAGTTCCACTACGAGAGCAGATAATTAGCGGAGTCCACCCAGCCTGTTGGGAATCTGTATTCGGACAAGAAGTTGAGGAGACTTACAATGACTAGTAAATACTTTGAAGCCGAGTGCACTAAATGTGGCTGGGCACTAGTAGTTCCAGTCTATGACAAGAACGATGAAGATTATTATCTATGCCAAACCTGTGCCTTCAGTAAGATGGGAGTCTAACCGTGCCAGGAAAAGAACTTACAGTAGCAGAGAAAAGAACCAAAGCCTACGGCATAGCACTCAGAGTGCTAGCCAGAAAACATCCAGAAGAATTCAAGGCTATCTATGCCCGAGTTCTTGATGAGGAATACGGTCTCAAAACAGGCAACACAAGTGGCAGAGTAGGTAAATATCTATGAGCCTATTACAAGAACTACAAGAGATTAACAAATGGCTAGACCAAATCATATGGGAGGTAAATAAGTTCAATGAAACCATTGAAGACCTATCAGCCAGATACGCAGACCGCTATTCAGATAGTCCAAAGGCATAGAGATACAGCCGACTATTGGGTTAGATACTACTACAGTAAATCTTTAATAGAATCTTCAGGACAATGGCAAGTTGTCTGCAATATACTTGACCGCATACTAGAAGAACTAGGACAGGACAATGTATGAAGTTATCTTTCCACACATCTCAACGCTTATCACCTGGCTATACCTCATTGGCATTGGGTATTGCATATACAGATGGAGTACTAAATGAAGCGCAAATTAGCAGGGCTATTCAGTTGGGCATTGACACTATCCAGCACAGTCTTTCCCAGTCAGTCGTATGCAATAGCAGTAGCCGACAGGTTACAGAACAAAGACAACGACAAGATAACAGTCAAGAAAGAGTTTCGTTGGACGAAGTCCTTGAGCAAATCCTATGCGAAGGCTCTCATCTCAGCACAGTATGAGACGTGGGGTCATTCAGAATACAAAGCACTACTCAAACTATGGGGCAAAGAATCTGCGTGGGACCACACAGCAGACAACCCCAAGTCTTCAGCCTTCGGTATTCCACAGATACTAGGTATGAAACCCAGCACGCCTGCGCCCGAGCAGATTGCTCGGGGCTTGGCGTACATTGAACATCGGTATGGCAAACCCTCAGTTGCTTGGGCACATTGGCGCAAGAACGGATGGTATTAAATTTCCACGAGAGATGCAGGTCTAACCAGCGTAATCGTGGGACATCGCAACTGCTGCAGCAGTCGTTTGAGGTGGGTTGTTCCGCTACCTGCGAACACGGAACACAACAACTAACAAAGGAGACAAGCAAGTGATTATCAAACATCTAGTGGAACTAGAGACAGTTATCAATGAAGAATCACCAGAACCAACAGTCAAATTAATTCTTAATATGCCAGAGAATGTACGCAATGAATTCTTCCAAATATCAGGAATTGAAATGATTCAGATGTTACTTGAACGAGCAAATGATGGTAGCAGTTGGGCAACACTACGAGTAGCACAACCTAAATGAATCAGTACCGAGTAACAGTAGAAGTTGACTACATAGTCTCAGCATCATCTATGTCAGAGGCTATGGCTATAGTTGACCAACACTCAGAACACCCACTCGTCGGACAGGGTGCCGACTCGTGGTGTGATGACATCCGAGTCATCGCAGCAATGATAGACAACAGAAACAAGGAGACCGTATGACATCTACAGTTGTAGATAGACCGCAAGTCCCGCTAAGAAATATGTCAGCGTGGATTAAATCAGGTGTTGCAGTAACAGCAACATCAGCCAGTGATGTATCCAGACAAGCAGGTCTTGACTGGACAGTATCACTACACGATGTGACTACTACCTACCAGATTCCTGGACAGGGACAGCCAGTTCACATCCCAGTTAAAAACAAACAAGCAGTTGTTAAGACAACACCAACTGGTGAGGTAATACCACTCGGTATTGTCGGCACCAAATACAAACCATTTCAGAACTCAGAAGTATTCTCAGTGCTAGATACCCTGATTGATTCAGGTGATGCTCGCTATGCAGCAGCGGGAGAGTACGATGCAGGGGCAAAGGTATGGATGCTATTGCAACTACCTAATGAGATGGAAATCAAAGGCGACCCACACGCAGCATTCTTACTAGCCAAGACCACACACGATGGCAGTGGCTCAGTACTTATCCGCCCAATTATTGAGCGGCTATTCTGCAAGAATCAGATTAACAAAATCTTCCGTGCTAAAAACCAACAGCACACATACACACTACGTCATACCTCTAACGCAAGGTTAGATGTCAATGATGTCCGCACAATTCTGGATATTACTTACTCCAGTATCCAACAGTATACTGACCTAGCAACTACGCTCATAGAGCGTGAGGCTACCCGCAGTTATGCTATTGATTACTTCAAGAAAGTATTTCCACTACCCAGCAAGATAGAAGATACACCACTACATCTGCTATCACAGGGTGAGAAGAAGCAACGCACCAATGCAATGACCGCACGACACGGGGCTATGCAGATTTATAGCACCAGTCCGACGCAAGAAAATATCCGTGACACCCAGTTCGGATTATGGCAAGCAGTCGTTGAGTATGCCGACCACGGTAAACCCAACAAGTCAAAATCGCTGGGCATCAGGACGATGTCTGGTGCCAGCGATAACATTAAGTTACGTGCATTAGAACTACTAACAGTATAGGAGACTAAAGTGGAATACTTACACACAGATAAAGATGGTAATCAGGTCAAGTACACAGATGAGATGATTAAGAATGTCATCCAAGACCTTGAGTACTACAAGAATGTTGCTACCGAAGTACGGAGTAGGAACCTTACTATCCGCCAAGAAGTTTATGACTTCTTCAATGAACGCTATGATTCAAGTAGCGATGAGATTACTTGTTCAGTTGAAGATGTAAACGAACTACTTGAATCTATTGGTGCAGATAAACTCAAGCGTCTATATACAGTTACTGGCAGAATTGAATTCACCGTAACTGATATTGAAGCAGAGTCAGAGGATGATGCTAGAGACCAAGTAGAAAACAATCTAACTGTGGAGTTTGACGGCAACATTGTTGATGACTATTCAATAGACGTCAACGATGTAGACCAACAGTAATCAAATGCCTAAAATTGCAGACCACACTTATAGTGAGGCACTGCCATCAGGTAGATGTATGGTAGGCAAACACAGTGAATGCACAGGTACTGCGGTCATCAGTATCCACGCACTCAGGAGACCCTGTAATTGCCAATGCCACGCCGAATCAGAGTAAGCAGGTAACCGCCTTTCTACCTGCTACACTCTGCCTACTGAGCCAGGCTGGTTTTGATTAGTCTCCTTTCCAGCCTGTCTCTTTTAACAAGGAGACAAGGACAGACAAATGCGAGTTGAAATAGACCGAGATAGATATGGTCGCCCGTTAGTCGTACCCAAAGCAGGTGGCAAGCCAGTGGCTTACACCCGTGCAACTACTATTGCCAACAGTCTTGATGACCCGTCAGCATTGACTGCGTGGAAGATGCGTATGGCAGCCATCGGTTTAACTGTGCGTAGCGATTTGCTACTAGCAATCAGTGCAGCACAAGAAGATAAGATGGCTATCAACAAGTACATTGAAGATGCTATGGAAGTAGCAGGTGCTAGTCGTGCAGCAACTATCGGCACAGCACTACATTCATTTGCAGAGAAACTAGATTTGGGGCAGGACATTGGACCTATCCCAGATGAATGGGCAGCAGACTTAGTTGCCTATCAGAAAGCAACAGAACAACTTAATAAAATCTTTATAGAACAATTCTGTGTACTAGATAAGTACAAGATTGCTGGAACACCAGACAGAGTTGTTGAGTATAAAGGTGAACGATTCATTGCAGATATTAAGACTGGTCGTATTGACCATCCTAATAACATTGCCATTCAATTAGCAATCTATGCTAACGGCAACCCGTATGATGTTGCCACGGGTCGCCGTGGTATTTGGGGCGATGTCAACAAAGACAAAGCCATCATCATTCACTTGCCAGCAGGAACTGGTCTATGCAAATTAGTTTGGATAGACATAGCAGAGGGCTGGAAGGGAGTACAATTTGCAATGAAAGTAAGAGAGTGGCGAGACAAGAAAGGTCTTGCTACACCATTCCAGGAACAGGAGACAATCAGTGGCTAGCACTGAAGCACCAATCAGTATCACAGTAAAGACAGCAGCAGGTTCATTAGTAACAGTTCGTGCAGAGCACGCAGATGAACTAGATAATCTAGTTGCATCATCACTTGAAGCACTACGTTCTGCAGTTGTAGAACTTGAGGGCGTAGTTAGAAACGGAGCGCCAGCGTCACAACCGATGGCACCAGCCCAAGTAGCACAAGCACTTGGCGCATCTATCATTGACAACACACCAGCCGATAACGGTGGCTGGTCAGCAGCACCATCACTCGGTGGCAAAAATTGTCCACACGGCAAGATGACTGCTATCCAAGGCACAGGTAAAGATGGTAAGACATACCGTGGTTACTTCTGCCCAGCACCAAAGGGTGCATTTGATAAGTGTAAGAATCAGTACGTTCGTGCTGGTTCTCCTGAGTGGAATACATTTGTCGCTGAACAAGTGAAGTAATGCGTACACTCAGACGCAGTATTAACAAAGCAGAGGTGGGCGGCGAACCATTGCCGCCCGCTTTTGCGGCATTTGAGCGGGCAGGAATTATCCTGCGCCGTGCAGAAATCACGATGGTTGCAGGCACTCCAGGTGCAGGTAAATCATCAGTTGCACTGGCAATCGCAGCCAAATCCAAAGTACCTACGCTGTACTTCAGCGCAGATACAAATGCCCACACAATGGCAATGCGTCTTGTTGCAATGTCAGGTCGTATGACACAGACAGCAGCAGAACAGTTGCTCAAGCGTGAGCCCAATCAAGCAGAAGAAATCCTTACCCTTAACAATCATTTGTTCTGGTCCTTTGAATCCACTCCCACTCTAAAAGATTTAGATGATGAGGTCAGTGCATTTGAAACTGTATGGGGTAGAAGTCCAACGCTTATTGTGGTAGACAACCTTATGGATATTGCGATGGATGGTCACGAAGAATTCCAAGGTATGCGTGCAGCAATGAAAGAACTTAAGTATCTTGCAAGAGATACTAATGCAGCCGTGCTTGTTCTGCACCATACCAAGGAAGGCTTTGAGGGTTATCCTTGCCAGCCACGGTCAGCCATTCAGGGTCTGGTCAATCAGATTCCAGCAATGGTGTTGACCATAGGACAGATGAAGCAGGGTGATGAAACCTATCTCTGCGTAGCCCCAGTCAAGAACAGATACGGGCGAGCAGACCAGACAGGTAACAACTATGTCAGCCTGGCTTTCAATCCAGATAGTATGTATTTAGACGACGTTCAAGTTAAGTATATGCAGGAGCAAATGTATGGAAACTAAGATATGGGATATGTCATTCAGCCGTGAAGATATTGAAGTTCTTTTAGGAGCAGCAGTATCAGATGGTGAATGGAACATTATTGTTGATGAGTTATACAACAGTGATAATCTTTATAACAAAATACAAGCAGAGGTATTGAAGGTAGCAAGAGCAGCAGTTGAGTAGCGCAGCCAAACGCAAGGGTAGCCAAGCAGAACGTGATGTAGTTGCTTGGCTTAAAGCCAATGGTTACAAGTATGCAGACCGCAGACTCGCAGGAGCAACCTTAGACAAAGGCGATATAAGCGGTGTGCCAGGAGTTACCATTGAGATTAAGAACCACGCAAAGATGGACCTTGCAGGCTGGACAGCAGAGTTAGAAGTAGAGATGAAGAATGACAATGCTTGGACAGGAGTAGTCTTACACAAGCGCAAAGGCAAAGGAGATGTTGGTCAGTGGTATGCCAGTATGCCAGCACAGGTATGGCTAGCACTACTAAAGAAAGCAGATGGACAAACATAGTATCGCTGCCTATCTAGAACATATAGGCGCCAGACTGCCACAGGTGGGCAGTGGCTGGCGCAAGATGCGATGCCCATTCCACCCAGATAAACACGCATCAGCAGGTATTAACTTTGATGAGGGCAGATTCAAATGCCACGGATGTGGCGTTGGTGGAGATGTATACGATTTAATTATGCACAAAGAAGGAGGTAACTATCGTGAGGCTGTCAAATACGCAGAGACAGTTTCTCCTACAGGCAGCGACAGAATACGCTCAGCACATTCCTCAAGCAGCAAGTTATCTAGCAACACGGGGTCTGTCGGTAGACGAAGCAAGGAAGTTTCATATCGGAGTAGTGGACAATCCATTACCAGGTCACGAAGGCTACAAGGGTAAGTTAGTAATCCCCTACGTCACCCCATCAGGCGTTGTTGACCTGCGCTTTCGTAGCATCCACGGTGAAGACCCAAAGTACATAGGTCTACCTGGGGCTAAGACCACAATGTTTAATGCACAAGCAGTACTCACAGCCGATGGCTACATTTGTGTCACCGAAGGTGAGATTGACTGCATCACAGTAGTAACTAAGACAGGACACCCAGCCGTAGGTATCCCAGGTGCTAACAACTGGAAGCCCTACTACAGCAAAATACTTGACGACTTTGATACAGTGATAGTGCTAGCAGATGGTGATAGTCCAGGGCTAGAGTTCGGCAAGAAGATTAGTCGTGAGTTAGGAAATGTAAACATAGTCCAAATGCCAGAAGGGCACGACGTTAACAGTATTGTTCTACAGGAAGGGGCAGGCTGGTTAGATGAGCGAATCAAGCGATGCATCAACGAGCAATGAAGAAGTATGGGATTACATAGAGCAGAATCCTAGAATCATAGGTTTGCCTATCACAGACAGCAAAGGTATAGACCTACTGTCAGCACTCAGAGATGTCTATATGCACACAAAACAAGACCCACAAGTAGGACTAAATCTACTTACAATCCTAGCCAACTTCTTAGTAGCATCAGCACAAGGAGATGCACAAGAGTTTATAGATGAGGTAACTGTTATAGAGTTAACCTCGGACTTAGACACAGAACTACGGAAGGTATTAGATGAAGGACATTAAACACTTTGATGACATCCTGTCAGAACTTAAAATAACTATGGTCAAGAAGCACGCAGACTACGGTCCTTACAACATAGCAAAAGCACCAGGCGGTGCTATGAATGGACTGATAGTGCGGATGCACGACAAGATGACACGGCTACAAAATCTTTTCTATAAAAAGAAAGACACGCCGAACTATGAATCTATTGAAGATACTCTGTTAGACCTAGCCAACTATGCCATAATCGGACTATTGGTACAAAGAGGTCAATGGGAAGGGATAGATGAATCAGGAGTACATAACTGAGTATGACTCAGTTGTAGCCTCACTAGCCGTGGAATACCACAGGCGCTACCCAATGGTAGATGCCTTGGATATACAGCAGATGCTCTGGCTATGGTTCGTTACCCATCCCGCTAAGTATGAAGAATGGTCAGCGCTAGACCAGAAGGATAAAGACAAGTTAATAGCCAAGTCATTGCGCAATGCAGCAGTCAAGTACTGCGAAAAAGAAAAAGCAAAGACAGTCGGTTACGAGTTGCTTGACCTGTACTACTACGACGCAACAGTGATAGAAGCCTTCTTGCCCAGCATCATCTCAGAATCCTACGAGATACCAGTAAAGATTAAAGACTTGAACTTCAAGTTCAGCAAGTCAGAACCCAGCAATGATGGCAACAACTGGCTAGTGCTACGGTCAGATATAGCCAACGCTTTCTTCAAACTAACAGAGGCAAAGCAAAACGTCCTTCGGATTAGATTCAGCATAGATAACCCAGACTGGACAGCGCTAGCCAAAGATATGGCTACCACTCCAGATGGTGCACGGATGAAAGTGCAGCGCTCTATCAACTCCCTCATCAGAAACCTAGGCGGCTTCCGTCCTTATCAGGATGAGGAGTCAGCAGCAGAGGTACCTGATGAGTCAGAGTAAAGACATCAGAGACCTGCTACATCTAGTGGACTACAGCAAGTCAATGGACTTGCGTGGTGAGCCAACAGAAGTATGCGTATGTGGTTGTGAAGTCTTTGTAATGCTAGGTGGATTTGTAGATGGCGAGATAGCCTTTTACTTTTTAGATGCAGAGTGTGCTAGTTGTGGCAGTATGGTAACTCTACCTGCCCCAAGCGGAGAGGAAAACGGCTGTGCCGACATATGATTTTAGTTGCCCGATATGCAATGCAACAGTAGAACAAAGTTTTTCTTTTGATGTAGAGCACGTAATCTTCTGCTCTGCTTGCAATATACAGATGGACAAGAAGTACTCAGCAACTCCTGTACACTTTAAAGGTACAGGGTTCTACACAACAGGAGGCTAAATGAAAGTTAGATACAGCAATGGCTGGAACTACAAGCGATTTACTTTAGTTGTAGGTGGCAGCCTAACTAGATTTGGATTTGGTTTTTGCATCAGCCGTTGGCACGCAGACCTAGACCTTGGTTTCTTTTGGATTGGAGTTGAGTGGTGATTCCTAACTTTAAGAACAAGCCAGCCTGTGAAGGCACAGATAACAATATGTGGTTCCCGCATAAACAGGGTGAGTATAAAGAACAACAGTTATTATTTAGAATCTGCAATGGCTGCCCAGCCAAAGCAGAATGTTTAGAGTATGCACTTGAATGGAATGTAGATGGGTATTGGGCAGGCACTACAGATAGACACCGCAAACTAATGAGAAGGCAACTTGGCAAATCAGCCAGACCCTTACTACCTGAATGGGAGTTATCCAGACGTGGCGCTTGAACCTATACGGCAAGTAGCAGGAGATGGTAAACGGGAGCAGATAGCAGCCAAGGCGTTAACAGATTACTTCGGTAACTGGAGGTTATATCCAACACCACGGTTCTTCTTTACTGACTTTCATATCACCGTACTGCACGGCAATGGTAGGGAGAACTACATCGGAGACCTAGAAATCAAATGGCTTAAGACAGACAGTACTAAGTCAGCCATCTTCCCATTCAATAAATTGCAGCAGATTATGATTGCACCACCATATACAGATACAGATTACTCATATCATCGTATCTGTTTTAGGTATTCAGACGGGATACTTATGGTTCCAGCCAGAGAGATAGCACACCTGCAGCCAGTCTTTCATACCCGTTGGGATACCAAGGAGCGGGACCTAGTAGTCTTTGTCAATGCAGCAGACTACCCACAGTATTGGCATAATCTGGTGATAAGCGAATAGGTTTCTTCCAGTTAGGGGAAGACTGGTAGAAAGCAGAAAAGACCCCTCTACCTATATCGGACTAGGTAAAGGGGTCTATTCGTGTCTAAAAACCGCCCTAGAAGGCGTTTAAAGGGCTAGTTGGAGCCACGTCCAAACTCAGTAGCAGATGGGTCTAGCCACTTGAGGACAGGTCCAAGGAAGCCTGCAAGTGCAGCCATCCCTAGCGTCTTAACATCTGTCTCTCCAGCAAGGTAGAGTGCAATAGCAGCAGATGCTGCAGCACGGAACCAGGTTAAGGATACTTGCTTGAGTGTTTCCATTTATTTTTCCTTTCGGTTTGCGCTATGAACCTTACAGCAGGTACAGACTACAGGTGCTGGCAACTTCTTTTTAGGAAGCGGCTGCAACTTAGCCTTTACCTGATTCATAACTTTAGGTTGATTTAGCCACCAGAACCAAGGGCTAGTGTCATTACCGTAAGCCCTATCAATAGAGATATGTAGATGCTTAGTGTGAGGATTGCTACCAGTGTACTTGCGGTTGCCCTCTTTGCGTCTAGCCCGTGACCAAATCTTCTTATCAAAGATGAGATAGTTGATACGGTTATCTTCTTTAAGTTTTTCAAATATGATGGCACAATCTACCCCGTTATCAGGGTCGTGGGTCAGGTCTACTGCTAGCCCAGTATTGTGGTCCGAAGTTGGGCTCGCTTTGATATGTGCTGGACTCGGAAGTAATCCGTCGGACAACTTCTTGCGCTTCGGAAATAATGCTGTCGCCTGTTTCAGAACAGCAATAGCCGCAGGCGTGGCTTTCCCTACCACAGGTTTTGTCATAGTTGCTCATTTCCTTAATGCTTCTTTAACTAAATCTGTTAGTAAATCTACTTTAGTTTCTAAACCATTAACCTTATCCTTAAGACTGGAGCCACCGTTGGGCTTAAGTTCTGATAGGTAATGTTTAGTTAGATGTTTAACACCCATAGCCAATGCAGATATAAGTGTCACAATAGATACGGCTATGCCAGCCCAGTCAGCAGGATTCATTTATACGGTCCTTATAAGTATGTCAATAATTCCACCGTAGCCAGAGAAGCCTCTGTCTGGTGGAGTCTGTCGGGTGAATGTAATTTGTTCAATAACTACCTGACGGCTTTCGCCTGTCTGTAGGTCCTGCCAAGTTACGACGTCACCGTTTTGTTCAATGTTTTCTAGTGTGGCTATACGGTCTTTAGCACGTCCTTCATAGCCAACCATTACATTGTATTTGTCTGTCTCAACGTCATAACAAAAGACAGGAAACTTGATTACCCTCTGACGCGGGGTAGCGATAGTAGCCTTTGCCTGATAGCCCTTGAAGATTGGACCGAGTGTATTGGTGGTACCATCTCTGTAAAGAATAAACTTGTAGCCAAGATATTCTTGAGCACCTGCTGGCTGGCTAGTAGTTACTTCTACTGGCGGAACTGATGCGTCATAACTGACTAGGTCATACTCTGTGCCATCTGCATCTACAGTTTCTAGTGTCATAGAGCCGTAGGTAAAGTCACCACGTCCAAGCAAACGCTTAAAGTTCTTAGGCTCTAGTGTGTTATAGCGGATATAGCCTGTAGTTACATAGCCGCTAGTCATTAAAGCACCAGAAGATTGTGAGTAGACATAACCATTAGCAGAGGATGCATAGGTAGTGCAATATGCAAGTCGGTCAGTTGTACCCAAGAAACCACAAGAGGTAGTCTGATGACCAGTTACTCCTGTGTAATATAGGTCGTTAGCATAGGCAAAACGTAGCGGTGATAGTTCATTAGATAGGTCAATA